AATCTTACAAAAACTCTAAGTCCAGTTCCACTTCCACCAACTAAATCAACCTCCTGTTGAGCAAAATCATCTAAACCAGTCCATATAGTAGAACCACCAAAAGATGTGTATGCCCATTGTCCAACTCCTTTATTGTAATATCCAGCTCCTGTGTAATCTGTTGATTCATCAATACTTTCATATAGTTTAAATGCTTGTAAAGCTCCACTGGCACCACCTGCACTAGTAGGAATATCATCAATACCAACACCAGTACCACCTGAGACATAGTTTGCTTGTAAAGTTACTGATTCAGAAGGAGGAGTAAATGGTCTTCTTCCTATAATCGGAATAGTTTGATAACTTGTGCCCTCTGGAGTCGTATCAACAAAAACTGTTCTCCCAGTAGGAATTAAACAACTACGGATAAAGTCACCACATCCACTCTTACAAATACCATAATATTCAAATGATGTTGAACCAAAACCACCACCAGGAACATATGTACCAGTTTCCCATGTTTGTTGTTGTGCGTAATGTTTACATGCAGGTTGTCTTCCTTTATCACCAGAATCAGTAGCATCAAACCAATTCACCACACCGATTGTGGATGCGTTCTGGAAAAAATTAAACTCAAATATAGAATTACCCTGACGTCTTATAGTTCTAGATCTAAATGTTGTACTGTAATGCATATGTGGTAAAAAGGCATTTGCGGGTACAACCTCCTCATCAACTCTTCTAGGTCTAGTAAAACCAACATTACCTGTAAGAGGAATGGTTCTAGCAGGAATTCTAAACTGTCCCACCATGTCAACAACCGCATTAGATCCTACATTTGATGAAACATTAACACCAACACCAGATCTTTCAATAACTTGTCCCGTAGCATTAGTCACTGTATTATCATTGATAACACCCTGATCTGATGCGGAACTAGCTCTAATAAATTTAGATCTTAGATCTGGTAACTGAAATTGTGTATCTGTTAGATCAACCCCCTCCTGTCTAAACGCACAATCAACACCCGTTCCAAGAATCTCTGCCAGTGCTGGATATACTGCTGAACTGAGAACTGAACCATCACATCTCAAATAACCAGCAGGAAGTAATGATGCACTATTTCCAACTGCTGGATCATTCACTTCTAATTCTTGAGGAAAAGCAATGATAGTTCCTGTTGTTGTTCCTATCTTAGTTCTTTCTTGATTTAAAAATGTTGCCATTTTAGTAAGCTCTAATGATCATCACCACAGTCTGTGATGGTGTTTGATTGTCCATAAGAATATTTAACGCATCTGGTATATCTTGAACGTTAACTGTATAAGATTGTACGTTATTTACAGCAATATTTGGAGGAATTCTAAGACCACCAATATTCATAGAAATATCAAAACTAAAATGATTGTGTGATCCTACTAACGAATCAGTAAAATCCTCTCCAAGATGACTAAGGTTAGTAGGATATGTTGTACTAACGTCACCATTATAATAGTTTGGTCTACCAAAAACATTGGTTGGAGGTGGAAATACACCAGTAACCTGTTTCATGTGATGATTATAATTGTATGAGTCAGCAAATGGGTCTGTCCATGCAGGTATTGCGTTTATTTGTCTTGACGTTCCTGGCACTGGAACTGAATCTTGTGTGAAACTTTTTGATTCATTTGTTAATACCAAAGAATTCTCATCATAAAATGTCATATCACCAAATCCAAACTCCCAAATATCTCTAGTATCAGTTCCTCCAATACCATTTAAGTTTGCAGATTCATATTGACCAGCAGCTGGTGAGATTGGAGATTGAAATACCTCAACATATCTACCATCAGTACGTGCTGTTGTATATGATCCTGCATGTCTATGAGCAGGAGTGTGATCAATACCTAACTTTCTTCCAAGAGTATAATACGTCTTAGACCATGTGGGATCATTCAATGTAATATTTTGAATTTTTCCCGCCATAGTATCAACTGGATCCAATTGAAACCGCAAATCAGTATCAGCACTGTAGATAGTTGGAGGAGTAACACCTGTACCATCTTCAGAAATTAAATCACCGATTGCAGCCTCGGCATCAGGTTGTCCAAACTGATACTTGGTTTGTTGCAAATATGATTTTTCAAGATCAAGCATTGCCCTACCATTTAAGTTAGGAACTCTAAAAACGTCTCCATCATCAAAATCAGGAAAGTTTCCAACAATTGATGAGTCAGTAGGACCATATGTATTTCCAATCATGGATGCTAATAGGGGATAAGCATTAGCTGGAAATGATCTACCATCACAAACAATCCACCCCGTAGGTATATTGTTAGGAAGATTTCCATCACTAGACTGTCCAGTCCAAGGCATAATAGTGCCTACTGGAGCTGACTTCATAGTTTTTAGTCTGTTATAGAATGCCATTATAGTTCAGTTAACCACCAACCTTGATAGACAGTAGGAATAAAGTTATCTCCATCTGTTTGTCCAACAAATATGAGTCCGAAGGATGCATTTCTGTTTTGAACAACCAGTTCACCAGATCCATATGGTGTAGACAAACCACCCAATTTGGTTCCAACAGTATCTCCTTGAAGTGCTACTGGTTCACCTCCAATGATTGGAGCACGAATTACAAGAGAGTTGTTATAAGTCAATGCTCCTGCAACTTCAGTAATTCTGATTATATCACCTGTCTCAGGATTATCTGGAAGAGTAAGTATAAGAGCACCAGTAGAAGGAGCTACCGCTACAATATAATTTATATTGACAGACAGAGAAGTATTTGCATTGACAAACTTAGAAATATGTCCGCCATTCTTATTCTTGTATCCAGTCAATCCAAACGCATTGATAGATCCATCTTGCATAATGGTGAAGTTATTAGCACCATTAACACCTAGATTCTTAACATCAAAAATTGGTTGTGTGTTAGTTGGGTTTGGTCCTGCAATACCACCAACCTCAAGTAATCTACCAACGAAAGTATCACCAAATTCTGGTTCAACTCTAAATGTTGGGATGAATGATTTATTAGTAAATTGAATAGCATCAGGATCCTCAACACATTTAGATGGGAAGATTCTTAATGAACCACTAATATCAGTAGCAGCATTAATATCAAGTGCACCACCCTCAAAGTGATGTTCATCGTTGTTCTGTAGTGTTAAGATAGGTACGTTATTATCTGTACCAGTAATCTCAAAGTTAGAACCAATAAACTTAACATCATCAAATACTGTCAAACGACCATGATGATAATCCTTCTTAACTAATGTAGTACCACCGTCATTAGTAATGGCACTATTTACAAAGAAGATTTCATTATCAATTAATATCCAATATTCACGATCAAGGAACATTGGAACAACATCACTATTTTCTACACCAATTTCTACAGCATTAGATCCAGATCCAGCAATGTCATTTGTTAAGACTGTAGTCTCTCTGAATAAAATTCTGAATACAGTTTCACCATCACTATGTGGTGATGCTATGCCAGGAACATTTGCTAGAGATCCAACACGAGTGACGGGTAAGTCACCAGCAGGTGCAGTTCCACTAGATTGAGGAGTTCCATTAATCTGCATGATCTCCTCATTCCCGCCAGATCCAAATCCAACAAAGATGAAATCACCATTTTCAAAGTTGGTAATGTCATCAACAGGAATTACCGTAGCATTATCTGGGATAGTTGTGACAGTATTAACAAATGTAGTAGCAATACCATTATCAACCTTAGGATCCTTAAGAGCTGTAAAGACTGTTGCACCAGCTGTGTGTGAAGCAACAGAGGTTCCATATTGAGATCTATCTGCTAATATAACACCACTTGCATTACCAATTACTGTATCACCAGAACATCCGTCAATTGTAAAGATGTCACGAACTCTATCAGTGACTCTAAATTTCTCATCCTTAGTCGCATTGAATGTAATACCAGTTGCACTACCAGATCCAGTAAATGGAACGTTAAGTGTAATTGTGCTACCAACAATGCTGACAATCTGAGGATCAGTAAATCTTGTAAAATCTCCAGTTGATGGGAATCTATTTTGATCAAGTGTGACTGTACCACCATTACCAGTGAGTTCAACATAATCACCAACCTCAAGTCCCTCAACTGAAGGAACTGATGTAATTGTATTTGTTGTCGCTACTGCATTACCAGTAAATGTCTGAGCTGATGATGTCTTACATCCACCAACAAAGTTAAATGAACCATTAACAGTTAACTTACCACTCTCTCCACTAATGCCATCATTACCAATAATTGTTTCACCAGTTACACTATCAACAGAGAAGACTGTATCACCGCCAGGACAACCATTAGTAATCTCAAACTTCTTATTGACTATCGCTAATGGTGTGAGGAGTTTAAATATTTCACCTTGATTAAAGTCTCCGTCACCATTAGTATCCTCACGAGATACAATTACATAGTCTCTATTAACTTCTAGTGTACCACCAAAGGTTGAGAGGTAAACATTTTCTTGATTAGTTGCATCTCTACTTCCATCAATTGCCTGTTCAATCCATGTTGCATCAAATGCGATGTTACACTTATAAACAGGAGTTCTGTTAGTTGGTTCCTCTGGATGATTGTCAGTCTGAGGTGCGAATGAACCAAGTGGTTCTCTTTCAACAGTTAAGTAATATGGAGCACTTTCTGCACCTGATAAACCACCAACTGCAACACGAACAATTTCTGGTCTAGTGCCAGTTCCCGAATCAACAGGAGCATCAAGTAAGATATAATCACCTTCAGCAAAGTATGTGCCAGGATTGTTCAATAGTGGTAAGTAATATTGCTTACCAGTTAGTGCTGGTAGGTCAGCTCCTTCAGGACCTGCACCAGTCTTGATGTCTTGGAACGTTGAATCACCCCAAGTTGCAGAACCAGCGGTGTCAATTCTATTGAAATTAGGATCGGAAGATACAACTTCTAGAACATTAACAATGTCAACATTCTGATTAAATGAAGCAGGTCCTAGAACACCAGACGCATGAGCGATTGGTGTTGTTCCTAGAGAAGCTCCAACACCCACAAAGGAGAATGATGATGTACCACCACAGAGTTTAACACTACTGTTAAATGTTGTCTCACCATCAATCTCAAGACTGTTTCTAATTGTAGTCGTACCACCTTGACCAGCGATATTAATCTCAGAGGCGTTTATAGCAAAATCAACTGTCTGAGTATTACCAGAGAAGAAACTAACAATACCTGCTTCAGTTGATA